TTCTTGTTTTGTCCTGTAAGGTTAATATCCTTTGCATTTACCTCCTTGCCTTCTTTACCAAGCATCTTCTCTTTCAAGTGACCAACCAAGATAATACCCTTAGACGCACTCTTTGCTATCCTTGCGATTACCTTTGAAAAGGCTTCACGTAAATAAAGATAACCTGCACCGTTAGGTAGTTTTCTCACATCATCACCCTTAAAGTTTTTACCCATAGGAGTGTTCTTGTACAACTTGAGAGCAAGTGGTAGCACCATCTCCTCAAGCTTAGTCACCGTATCTATAGCTATATAGTCATATGGCTTCCCAGCTTCATCTATCTTGTCCATGATCTCTTTGATATCTTCTACGCTAAATGCTTTTAACTTTATAGCATCAACGAAGTCAGAACCATTTTCTAGATCAAGTACTAGACAGTTGTCAAGCATCGATACGAGTGTGGTCTTTCCCATTTTAGGAGGTGCATAGAGCACAAGCCGTCTAGGATTAACCTGGGTGGCCTTTACCTTCTCCTTTGGCAGAATAATTTCACTCATTAATTGTTTCTATTAAATTATAAACTCTACTCATCTGTACTTCATCTGATACATTGGGTAATTCAACGAAGTCGCTTACGCAACCATCAAAGAATGTCCCTACTCTCAGATTAGAAGCTCCATACCTATTCTTAAGAATGGATATTGATCGATAGAAGTCTTGCATCTTACGGATATTGTAACCTCTGTGTTGAGGTATCTCATATCTGTTAGGTGCAAACAAACCTATTACCATATCTGCATCCCTCTGTGTTAACTTATTATCTGCAAGACCATCTAATGATGGCTCCAGTTTAGATTCCACAGAAGAACCTGATGAGGTATAGACCTGCTTCTCCTTATCAGAGGATTGCTGTTGAACAACGACAGGGGACATTCCGTAAGTATTTCGAAGATCGACAAGAAAGTTTGAAGAGAATCTGTTTACTGCTGCATGCAATGACTCTCCCTTACTGGGTTGAAGAAGTGATACGTGATCAAAGATCGGTACTATCAACTCTTCAGGGTCATTGGGAACATAAACATCATTCTCCCATTTACCATTTGTCTCAGCGTAATTTTTTAATGCATGATATATCTTCTCAGGTGTTTTCAACCTATCATAGATAACCAAGCAATTACGCTCCATTTCATCAAAATACTCCTTGAGTTCCCTTATCTGTTCGACAGTTTCCTCATCCAGCACATTCTCAGGCTGCATGGAGTTCAATACCTTGATATCCACCCTCTTACCGTACAGGCTGTAAAGACGATGGATGATAAGTGACTGCATAAATATCTCTCTATACTCCTCAAGGCAGAAGTAAAAGATCTTCAGTTTGATTCCACAATCCGGATTCTCTCTGATATATTCATACGCCCTTATCACGTACAACAGCTTAGCAAGCTTTGACTTTCCTACACCACTTGACGCTGTGAGTATGGTATAGGTTCTTGGTTCAAGTCCTGGTACGAATTTTTGGAGTCTCGGTAGTTTGAAAGGTATACAATTTACCTTTCCTGACAGTACCCTGTCACGGTTTCCAATTATTCGTTTGTATGCAGCATCATACGTCCTTTCCCCAGTCGTCATCGCTTCTGCCATCTGTACCCTCTGATATTAATTCTTCGCATTCTGAAGCAAGCATTGATATTCCATCTTTTTCAATGAAGTACGGTGCAAGCTTCATATGCATATAACTCTCTCTAGCCTTTCTATCAACATATCTTCTAGTGGCTTCAAGAATTATAGCTTCATCATAATCAGAGTACTTTCTTAAAAAGGCTTTAAGCTTTTTCTCACAAGACTCAGAGGTTGATCTTACTAAGTAACCTCCGCTTCTTACTCCTACAGGAAATAGGTTTCTGTACTTCTTAGATAGATCTTTAATGTTAGAGCTACTTGTAAGCTCTACAAGATCTACTTTAGGAGTAATAAAACCTTCCCTAGGCATCTTAAAAAGATCTCTTGCTTTATCAGTAAGATAGGCTTGCCCATCCTCTATTTCAATAAAACCCATTTTTATCATCTTTTTGCCGTCTACCCTCAACAATACTTTAGTTAAAAGCTCGTTGTCTGCTAAAAGCTTAGAAAGATAAACATACTCATCAGGTCTGATAGTATACTTATCAAGCATTTCTGTATCAATTGTAATAATCATTCTACTACTTTTACAAGGATCATATATATACTCTCCCTGTATCCTCTTCCATTATATACGGTCTACCATATAGAATGTCCTGTACTTGCTCATAACTGAGCCCCATACCGAATCTTTTCTTTAACAGCAGTGGTAGTTGATCGTCTTCTATATTACCCATCTCCTCCCGTAGGATATCAATGAATGCTTCTATAAGATCAACATTTTCTATTTCAATCTGGATACAAGATCTTTCACGTTTAGGCAGGGGGTCATCCTTATATTCACCCCTTCCGTAATTTTTTTGAACCATTTTTCTTCTTGTGTACCTACAGTTATCGGAATGATAACAGTACCGATGCGATTGCCATCCTTTCTTAGCCGTCCTACACGTTGAAGAAGATCTCTCTCCTTACTGTAGTACGACATTAGAATAACATTATCAATGCCTTTTAGATTGGCACCTTGTTTAAGCATCTTAAATGATGCTATCACATCTATAGTCCCGTTGTCAAACTTCTGCCTGATACTAGAGTTTTCTAACTCTCGATCTTTAGCAGATTCACCCTTCTTTGCAGATCTTACAACATTTGGAGTTACTTGCTCCAGTGCTTTCAGATCATTGCCAAAGATAATGGTTTTACCTTTAAGTTCTGCAAGTATTTGGTTTATAGATTCTACTTTTGAAGGAAGAGAATAAAGAAGTTCTGCTCTACGTCTGCTGCTTATCCTAAACTCCACCTCTTTTTGAGATGGATTTCTATAGAACATAGATCTTTTAAATCGTTTGTCCCAATATTCATAGGTCTTAGCCTCAGTCGTCATGAACGGCTTCTTCTTACTACCTCCAGGTACTACCTTCTTTGTACCATCCAACTTATGGTGTAGTACATAGATATCAAGTGGTCTGGAAGTACCATCTTCTTGTCCCTCATCTAACGTGTATGAGAAGCATATAGGTGCTATACTATTCAATAGATCAAGCTTAGTAGTTTCTTCTCCATCAATCTCTACCTCATCATTGTCTATCGTAGCAGATAACCCCATTATATTGGAATAAGTATTATTACGATAGTACTTTGAATAAGCATTAGTTAGAGAATCATGTATCTCATCAGCAATAACAAGTGTATGCTTCATACCTGATCTACGATATGCAGATTGGTAACACATAAACTCGATATCTTTCTTACTAAGATCTACTTTGAAGATCTCTTTGTACTTCACTATCTGTTCTTTCAGATCTTTTTCACGTTGACGAGTCTCTGCAAGAAACAATACCTTACCTTTCGTCTTAGCTATAGCATGAAGTGCAATGAACGTCTTACCTATGCCTGTAATGGCCTGTATCGTCCCCTGACTGCCATTGTCTTCCCAAGCTTTAAACGCTTCTTTCTGTATTTTATCACGGGGATCTTTCATCATTTATAGTTTTTCATTTTTGCCAATACTCTGTAATATTAGGAACAGCAGGTATCTCAACATGATTGCAAAAAGCTCTAGCAGATGATTCCATGGCATCTTGTACCATATTAGCCATTTCTGAGGCCAGTTCTGTAGGGCATTCTAAACATATTTCGTCATGAATGAATGAGACTATCTTAACCTTACCTTGGAGGTCATTGTCCATAATATAGTTAAACACTTTTACTCCTGCTAGTTTCATCATACTAGCGGAGACTGATTGGATCGGGTAATTAAGAGCATTACGTTCATACTTACCTTTCATGGTATAGTACTCTCGTGTCATTACTCTATCAGGTATTGATCCATTATCATAGATATCTTTTATCGTATCTCTTAGTTCAGAGAAACGATCAAAACCTTCCATGAATATCTTTCTTTTGGATACTCTGTCAGTAGTCACATATCCATAGGCGATAACCTCTTTCTTTCTCTTCTCAAAGTATTTCTTGAGATCCGGGAAAGAATCGAGATAAGCATCTATAAACTTTTGTGCTTCCTTCTCAGTGATTCCAAAAGAATCTTTAACGGACCAGGCTGATGCACCATAGGCAATCTGGAATGACAAGATCTTACCGATCTGTCTCTTGTCAGAGTTCTCTTTCTTGCTAACCTTTACAGGTTTGCCTTCTATCTCAGAGAACATTCTAGATGCTACCATTGAATGTGAGTCACCGTCACCGTTCTTAAAAAACTCTATATAGTTGCGCTCATTTGCCATATCAGCAAGCACTCTGGTCTCTTGAGCTGAATAGTCAGCTACTACCAGTGTGTTACCTTCTTCAGCAATAAAACACTTTCTTATATTCTCATCTGAAGGGATGTTCTGAAGATTAGGATCAGATGATGATATCCTACCTGTATTCAGTATCTGCCAGAAATTACTATGTAATCTACCGGTACCCTTGTTGACATGCTTCAAGAATGATTCTCCATATGTCGTTACTAACTTCCTCTTTTCCATGTACTTAAGATATATTGGGATAAGAGGAAACTCATTCTTGAATTTCTTTAGATGCTTAGATTCTATAGAATCCTTTGGTTTACCTCTAAACATAACAGTAGTATCAACACCTAGGGTCTTGAATATCTCTGTCATATCCTTTGTGGAGGTTATCATAGGAGTTATAGTTCTATCTTCAGAAAAGAGATCTAATTGAGCTTCACGGCACTGAGGCATGTTATCAAATATCCAATTAACAACTTCTTGTTCTGCCTCTTTCTCCTGTCTTTGATGGTCAGCATCATTTTTTAACCATCTTTCAGTATCTAACTTAAATCCACAATACTCTGTGTATGCAAGAGCAGACGCATATTGTGATTCTAAGGATATAGTACGTTCAAGGGAATGCTTTTTTATTAACTCCATCTGGGAGTCATAAATACCCTTGAGAAACTTAACATCATCTGCAGCATATCTAATCACTCTAGGACTTAACCCTTCACGATGTATGTTGCCTCTAATATCTTTCGTCATTACAGCGTCACAGTACTTAAATGCTACTGCATCAAGACCAAGTGCTCTCTGAGATAATCCTGTAGTAAGGACACACTCATTTAAGAATGTGTCCATTACTTCTCTGGGAAATATCCCATTATGATACAGGAATCTAAGGTCAAACTTAGCATTGTGATAGATAGAGGGGACAGTCTCTAGTATCTCTTTAATAAGAGGTACTTTAGAGATGTCCACCTCTCTAGCATCTATTACATACTGACATTCACCGTCAGCAGTACCAAGCTGTAATGATAGAAGTTCACAAGTATGTGGATCGAAACCTGTAGTTTCTGTATCCACCTGAACACATTCCTCTTCAAGCAAATGCTTAAAAAGGCTGCTCGATTTCTGGTTCTGGATGAGTTCTATCATATTCTTCTACTAAGGGTCTTAAACTTATTACAGCTTGCCCAGAACTGAGTAGGCTTCTACCATATACTGGTGAATCATATCCCATCCTAGCAAGCCAGATCGACAAAGATACAGGCATTTTCTGAGATAAGTCATATCTGAAAAGACCTATCTGTGCCTTTATATCTTCTACCGTCATGTCACAATCAAAAGCAAAGTCCTCTAATCGATCTTCTGCCATAAGAAGAGGGTCTCCTAGACAAAATATGCAATGATCGTTTACACCGTTAACATGCTCACTTATGTACTTAGTAAAACCTGCTTTCTTATTAAAGAAAGTTACGTTATTGGCGCCTACAAATGCCCTTATTTTATAGGCTATTATGGTTTGTTTATTAGCCATGGTTAAATTATAAGATTATATTAAAAGAGGAGAGGGATTTTCCCCCTCCTCCAAAGAATGTTACATGGACAACATACTGTCCATAAGCTCAGCAATAATCTGAACTTTTTCTGTCCTATCAATATCAGGATCATCTACCTTATTCAAGATAGCCCCTATCATCTCCTTACGGATATCAACAAAGTCTGTAGGATTTACGAGACCTAAAGCATCCATCTTATTCTTCAGAAACTCAAGCTTCTTCTGCTCCTTGTCAAGGCTTTTAATAGTAGCCTCAACTACTGATCTCTGTGCTCCGATGATTTGGAATTGATTTCTATCAACATTATTAGTAAGTCTATCTTGAGTATCAGTATTAGTAGCCGTCATCTCGTAACGATTACTATACGCCTCTTTAATACTATCTACTATGTAAGGTACTCCAGTACTAAACCCAATACCATCACCATTAGTAAATACTACTAAACAGCCCTTACTCAAGAGCATTTTTACACTATTAATCTTTGACCTGAAAGTGTAATCAGGTATGTCTTTTAGTATTTCATCCATTTTTATTGAACTTTTTATGATGTTTTAAATCTGATAATCTAGCATATCGAAACTTTCTTCCCGGATGTATATGGTGTAATTGATATCTCTTTGGCGTTCTTTGTCCGTTCTGGAACTTTAGCCACTGTTTACCATTAACATCGTCAAATACATTTTCGACAGTCAAGATTGGTACAAACATTTTACTGCTTGTCTCTTTTTGCTCATTGATAGACCTTTCACTGATAAGTGTATCAGTATGGTCTACCACTTTCTTACCCATGTTCACATACATCGGCATATGAATTACCGATGTCTGTGTACATATAAGTTTATCTCCTGCTTTAAACATCTTCTTCTTCTTGAATTTTAAGTGTTTCTTCTAGCTTTACTTTAAGATCGTCCACTGTATACTCCTTTAAAGTAATACCTAATGAATAGGGTATGCAAACATTGTAGATATTATCCATGATAATATTATCCTTAACTCCC